GTAGTCATATATTACATATAAATATTGATTTGATAAAGGTAAACTTAAACTAGGGACAATACCTTGATACAGTCCGGTTGATGGGTTTGTAACAGAAGCATTAGCTATTGTTGTAGAGGCTGCTAGTAAGGCAGATATATCTGACTCTGTATTTGCGTACAAAGTATTGCTGGATAAATATTTAAAATTATCGCTGTTAACAACCCAATCGTAATTATCAAATTCTACCTTGTTAGACCTAAGAGTTATATTAGTTCCACTATAAGGAAACACACCTAATGATCTAATCCCTACTTGAGTTCTATAATTAGAAGCCACTACACTACTACTTCCAAAAGTTGCTAATTCTGAATCGATTGGACTAACAACAACTGAGTCATTCCATTTGTATTCCGTATGAATAAAATCACCTGAATCAACCGGAGAGTTCATTACTACTTTTATAACTTCTATTTCAACTTCTGTAGGGCAATTTGCAATTATAGAAAAACTTGATCGTGTTACCCCTGTAATTGTTACGACTGCATTTAATGGTGTGTTTAAGGTTTTATCAAAACTAAACGTTCCAGCACCTGTTAAAGTTCCGCTTGTAGTTGTAATACCATTCCATAAAACAGATATAGTTATTGAGCCGGCAGGCGCAGGCAGAGTATCTATATTGTACGAAATATTACATTGACCTATTACTTGACCGTAATCAATAGTAGAAACTATAGTTTCATTTGCTTCTAAACCTGTTTTTTGAAAAGAATATCCGCAATTAGAAATTTCAGGTGGTAAAGGAACAGACTTGCAATTCATACCTAATACATATTCATTCATGTATGGGTCATAACCGCCTAACTTTTGTGTTGTAATTGAATCAAAAAATTGATCCCTAAAATAAGACCTCATTCCGTTATTAGATATAACTTCTAAAGAATCATTACTCATGCTAGTGCCTCTAAGTTTTATTACAGCTCCTCTTTTTACATCTGTAAAATACATTTCGGAACCCCAAGACACAAAGCTTTCAGGGTTATAACTAATACCATACTCTTCAATACGAGCTATTTGAGTCCCTAGTACTTGAGGCACTGAAGCAATAACTCCACCACCAGTACTATCACTAATTAAATTCTTGCTTGATAAAACATATGTTATTCTATCCTCTTGTAATACAAGTATATCTGTTTCACGAGGATGCATTTTTTGTATTGGCCCAAATGAAGTTTCACAATCTTTAAAGTTTACTAACCCTAAATTAAATTCATTAAGATTATTAAGTCCACTATTACTACTATAAACCCCACTATAAGTAATCCCTTCAAACCTGTCAGCTTCTTTATAATCCTGATTAGAAACAGCTAAAACTCTTTGACCTAAGACCATAGCCCTTCCTGCCAACGAATCTTTTATTTTAAAACTTTCAACTCCATTACCAAAAACAAAACAATTTTGAAAATCTAAATTAACAACAGCGTCTTGTGTTGCTGTTTGGTTTTGATCTCCTAAAGCAGTGTTTGTTCCAGACATGTGGAAACCTTGTGGCTGTGTAATAGGATAAGATTCTGAAGCGTCATAATACAGCTCTGTATTTGCGTCAACCGCTTCGCTTTCAAAAACCATTAACGTGTTTGTTCTTTCTACGATTAGCTCTACATGTAAATCTGAAGTTCTATCGCTTTGTGGCCATGTTCTATTACAACCATGCAATCCGGATGAAACGCCTAAATATAAAGGATCAGTAGATAAAGCACTTGCTGCTTGAATAAATTGAAAATACACTTCAAAAGAAGCACAAGTAACATTGTCAGCTGTTCTTTTAGTGTCTAATATATCTGCCCTAGGAGCATTACTAGGGGCCACAACAGTAGAGCTATAACGTATTGGTGTTTCGTCAGATAAATTTCCTGGACTTGCTATCTCAGGATTAATATTATCCCCTTCCCACCATCTTCTTACATCAGTATAGTCATCACTTGATACGTATTGTTGATCCCATTCCCATAGTATTTCTTGGCAACTGTTTCCGTTATACGTATCGTTTCTAAACGCAGTTACTTTTATTGTAATTGTTGATCCAGCAGGAATATCATAATTAGTTACAGCAGATCCAACTCCTACTACATCCTGAGTAAAACAAGGGTAAGCAATTTTTCTATTATTTGTACACCCACGTGTTGAACTTTTTTGTACTATTTCCCCATATTCAATAATAGAATCTTCAGGTATAGATATATCAAAATTTTGATTTTTCATTTGCATGTAAAGACCTGAAAGTTGATTTGAGTTTTCACCTAATTCATTGTCTGCATTTAAAAAATCACTACTTTCTGCACTTATATCTAAAACTTCAACAGTTACAAGCCTAGAAACTGGACCCGAAACATCTGCCTTTACAATTAACGTTTGACCCTTAGAAACCTTGTTTGCATTGTCTCCTTCTAATTTAAAGAAAACCATATTGTCACTTGGTCTTACGTAATAAAAATTAGAGTATATAGTTTCATAGTTTCCTAAACTTGGTTTAACTACAAACTTATATCTTTCAGCCCAGTAAGGTGCTAAAGAATTAACAGCTACCTGTATATTATTCTGTTTATCACTATCTCCAGGCTCTATATAAACTGTATTTCTTTCTGAAACTAAAACAGTAGATGACCTTCCGTAATCGTCACTATAAACAATTCCTGTTTCATAATCTCTATTACTATGTAAACTACCTGTATCTGTTGTTGTACTAAACCCTCCTTCAGCACTAATAAACCTAAAGTATTCGTAAATATTAGTTGTTAAAGGAGTAGAGTCTATGTTTTGATACTGCATCGCAATAGTCTGTAAACTAAAAGTATTTACCCCAGGAGAAACACCAGTAATTAAAAACCCTTGTTGAACAGTAGAACTTGTTATACTACTATTAATTTTATTAAAAACATAAGAAACCGCAGGAGATGATAGTTCATTATTAAAATAATCAGTTAAAGAATTTCCGTCTGCTGAGTCTGCAATAGGTTTAAAATTTGTATTTAGTATCGTACCTATAGCGTCTTGAAACAAAGGACTACTAACAAAAGCATATGTTGAGCTATAGTCTGTATCTAAAGTTATATTTAAGTTTAGCGTAAATGAACTGTTTTTAAATTGATTATTTGCTATCCAAGCAGGGTTTGTAGACTGACCTGCGCCAACTACAGTAACTTGATTTTCAAGATTAAATGAAAAACTAATATAAGAATTCTTTTTTAATTTACCAACGGTTGAAGATAAATCAAAAGTAACTTTATTGTTGTCATAAGTTTTGGTGTCTGCTGGATCAATAGTATAACTAAGACCTGAATTTAAACTAGCAAAAGGTAATTCTTCAGAAGAAATAATAGTGTTTATTATACTTGTGGTATAGTTTAAAGCAATATTAGTACCACCTGAATCACCACTAGTAAAATTATAACCATCAATGTAGTTTCCATACATTAATCTGTTGCCTTGAATAATTTGTGCTTTAGCAAACCTTGGAACATTATCGTATTGACGAAGTAATTCATCAGCTCCTATAACTGTGTAAATTTTACTGTTTGTAAAAACATATGACTGAACAGTATTATCTGGCCAACCATAATCTTTTTTTACAAATCGTTCAATTACATTTATATTATTTGAATTACTTTCCTTAAAAAGTAAATCTATTTGTACAACCCTGCTACTACCTGTTGAGTATTCAATATTTATACCATTGTATAGATTTTGCATACCTGAATTATTGTAATTTTTAGTATCAAACCTAAAAGGTTTAGTTGCAAATGCCGGTAAACTAAATAAAGATGTGGCGCTATATTGGCCATCTAAATATCGATACCTATAAGCAAAACAAAGAAATTTATTTTCAATATAATTTTCTCCACCAGGGACGTTTAATAAGGTGATTTTAGGAACGGCTAAAGGAACATTATTGTTTACTATATTTTCAAAACCAGGGATTTTAACAATTACACTAATATCTTCCTCTATAATCTGATCAACATTGGCAATTGGTAAAGGGTAATTTCTGTCAATATTTATAAATCTTGGAGGGTTAATGTCGTCTGTCCAAAATAATAAATCATCAAGTAAGTTTATTCCAGTTATTAAATGTTTAGGATCAAAATTTAAAAGGTCCTCAGCAACTAAGTGATAGTTAGTCACCTGACTGGTAGTATTATAAGAAACAACCATATCTACAATTCCACTAAGAGATTCAAGATTTGTAGCGTCATGAATAAACCAATAAATTGTTTCCCTAACACCGTCTTCATAAGCCCCAATACAAGTAGCATTAATACTTAATGGTTCACCAGCGTAAGCTAAATACGTTAATCTTGAATTTCCTTTAGCGTTTTCAACAGCGCCTATTTCAGTAGTTTCAGTTGAACCCAACCTTACATTTAGCGCGTCAATATATTCACCTGGGGGAAGAAGTCTTTCATCCACAGACTTATTCATTCTACCTGCAATAAAATTTGTTGTAACTATTGGCATATTATTTTATCCATTTATTCTGACCTCTCATATTCATCAAGAGTCTGCCAGGGTGCATATTACTTAATCTAATTTTAGCGTTTCTTAGTAAAGATGATTTATCTTTTCTTGCTCTATTAACTACATATTCTTGAACTGATAGTCTACCGTTTAAAATTGAATATTTTACATAAGCGTAAATATACTCTTCAAACAATTTATTTAATTGAACATTAGCATCTACACCGCCTTCCATACCATCAGAAACATATTCCAAAACCACAGAAGCAGCATTAGATATATTGCTGAAGTTAATAACTCCAGACTGCTTATCAATAGTAAACGTAGGATTAGCATTAGCGGTTTCAGTATTTAATCCAAATCGAGCGCCTACAGAATAATCAAAATACCAGTTGCCATCACAGCAGTAACCTTCTGATCCATCAAATGAATTACCTGCATTTAAATAAATACTCTTTCCATTGCCTCTAATCCTTTCTAAATCAAGCTCTGAGTTTTCTGGCTTTAAAACATTTCCATCTTGATCAAATAATATATTAGCATCTTGATCTTGAAGATAAGCTGAAGACCAATTAGTTTGAATATTTTCCGTTAAAGGTTTTAAGACTCCGTTTTCGTTTACAGAAATTCTTACCCAATTTACATAGTCTTGAGGAAGTATAAACCTAAGTTGCAGTGTAACATCTAATTGAAGGATTTTTATCTCCTTCATAGCATCGTAGTTTAATTCTTGAATACCTCTTTTCGCATGAAATAATATTTGATAACGTTCAATGTTATTTATTAATTCATGGTTTCCTTGATACATTAACATAAAATTATTAACTATGTCTGCCAAAGATATATATTGATATGACCCCCAGTTTGCATCTGTTGGAGTCGTTCCTGAGTTTTGGTAATATGCGTAATCGTTTATATATGCCATCTATCCTTGTGTTTGTTGTTCTGATTGTAATTCGGCTACTCCAAATTGATATACATCTGACTCTCTAATTTCTACTCCTACGTACTTACATATTTTTGCTATTAATGCAGGCTCATCAGATAAAGGTAACTCAAAATCTTGGTAATCATCTTGCGAAGCATTAAACACAGGTTCCCCTGCTGTTATTTCAATATAAGTCCATTTAGGGTCACGAGGATACCTTACGTACTGAGCCATTATTGTTCCAGGTGTTGTCAATGTATCTGGGTATACATTTATTATGTTTCCGGAAATTGTTGCGGTAGCGTTACCTAAAACATACGCAGGATAACCTGTGGATGGGGATGTAAGTGGCGAAGAATTTAAATAAAATATTTTACTTTGATTTACTCTTTCTACCTCTACAATACCTTTATTATTTACAATTGTGTAGCTATCCCCGATTGTTTGTGCTACTCCAAATATATCAACAGACAAAGTTAGTTGAGTGTCAGTATCAACGCTAACAACATAGGCTGTTTGACCAGCGGTAGTACTTGTAGTCGATGTAGAGGAAACAAGCTGCCCAGCTGTTACAGTAGTTGTAAAAGTTGCTGTAGCGTCCGTTAAAGTTAACGCTGCTGCTGCCGTTGTTGTTCCTGAAGTGCTTACCGTAGGGTAGTAGTTAATCTTATTAATTAAATAATAATTAGAAGGTAGATTAAATAAATTTATTCCAGGTGACGTTAAAGTTTCAGTTGCTGAAAAACTATCTATTACTTCTACTAAACCCTTAGTAAGATCAGCGTATCCGCTTCCAGAAACTCTTTGATTTTCTTTTGACAACTGATCATTGTACGCATAAAAATAGTCTTCAAAAATAGACATCTGAGCCTGCTGGCAGTACAAATTAAAATCTTGTGGTGATATATATCCGTAGTTGTTTTTATTGACTATCGCTAATACGGTATTTCGTACTTCGTTTATTGGCATAATTAATTCTTTTTACAAAGATAGCAAAAAAAAAGAGGTCCTATTTTTTTTTAGAACCTCTCTTTAATTGTCTAATTAATGCTGTTATGCATTAACAATACTTGTCACTGCTTTTGGAAGACTTACCTCGAAAAAAGGGTTCTGCCAAGATGTAGCTAATGCTGTTTCCATATTGTCTAATATAGAGTTGTAAACATCATGAGCCACTTGAGCTGCTGTTGTTACTGTAGTAGTAGTTCCATCAACATAATCGATTGTTACAACTACTGCTGTAGCACTTGCTGTAGATACTGCTTTAACTCCATCAAGACTGATCAATTGACCAGTGATAGGAGCGTTCGTGATTTTAAGGAATTTTGCCATTTTATAAAAAGTTTTTAATGGGTTAATAAAGTACAAATATAACAAAAAAAAAGCCACCCTTTTAAGGTAGCTAATTTTCAGTTAGTTGAATTATTTATTTTAACTTGTTTTTTAAAAGTTTATATACTTCTAAACCATCATCACTTTGCATGAAAGATGAAACAATAAAATGAGGATCTTCTCCAAATGGTATTGTTAACATTTTTTTCTTGTTGTTAGGTAGGTTGTAGTAAACGTCTTTACCGTTATTTCTAAAACCTAATAATGTAGCACTAAAAAATTGATGAACATCATCCATAAGCTCTAGCATTGGGTCGTTAATCGTATCTAAAAAATCTTCAGGATTATGTTTAGCATAAACCAATAAGTCTCTTTTTAATTCTGGTGAAGTCATAGATTCAACTCCATTACCCATCAATACACGACATACTTGAGTTAATTTTTTAATGTCTTTTGTAATTTGTTTTGCTGCAATTTGAGCCTCTAGCTCCATTTCAACATGTTCTAATTCAGCTGTAGCGTCACGCTCTCTGTTTACTTCTTCAAATACCTTACCATTACTTGGGTGTAAATGTAAAAACTTTTGCAACACTTGATTTTCTTTACCAACTGATAACATTCCATCCTCAAAAACAATAGGTTCTAAAATAGCATTTCCATCTTGCTCATCTTCAAAAGGTGACTTCTGATTACGAGAATATCTTAATGGTCTATTTAATCCTTGCTCTTCATCAAAATGTAATAAAGGCGATCTCTGTGAGTGTCGAGATGCTAACATGTATGATAAAGGCGCTCTATCGCCTCTTAAACGATAAGCTTTTGCCGAGTACACTGGTTTTTTTGTTGTCATTATAATATGATTTAATTTGATTTATAAAAAAAAAGAAGGTTACTAAGAGAACTTTTACATGTATGCCGTTCACCCTCCTTAAATATTTACTATTTATTACTTACGCTTTTTGGAATAAGAAGAAGTTGTTTGCACCTAAAGTACATACAGCTCTTTCAGACAAGAAGTTTACCTCCATTGCATCTAAATCGCTTGTTCTTGCACCACCAGCAGAACCAGTAATCCAAGATTTGTAACGTCTGTCTTCAGTTTCTGAAGCTCTATAACGAACGTGTAAGAATGGTCTCTTAGCGTTCTTACCTAAGACTTGGTCATATACAGTTGTTGATCCAGCTGGAACTAAAAGTCCGTTTACTGCACCTGCATTTATACCACCTCTCATAGTAGGATCGTTTAAGTATTTCCAGTCTGTCTTATAGAAGTCATAACCTCTACGGAATCCTGAAAAACCTAAGTTTAAAGCCATGTCCTTATCATTGTCAAATAAACCATAAGAAGTTCCACCTGCTCCATGAGAGTTTTGTGTTGCTAACATATCGTCAATATCGAATGAGAATTGTCTGTCTACAAAAATAACATTTTCTTCAATAGATCCTTGCTTATCAAGTCTCTGAATAATGTTATCAAATTGAGCTAAAGTTGTTGGGTTACCCCCACCGTATACATTACCTCTATTTCCTACTACGTAGAAAATTCCTTCTGAACCAGATAAGTTTACACCACTAAGTCCAGCACCTACACCTTGCAAGTAATCTCCTGCACCAGAACCAGCATCAGCAGGAACTGCTTCAATCATAGCCGTTTCTAAATAATCTTCAAAACGAAGTCTTGTGTCGTGTTCAGATTTTAAGTACCATAAAAATCCAGATGCACCATTTTCAGATGTAACTTCAATCCATCCAATTTGAGCCATGTCAGAACCAGAAACAGAATACTTGTCCTTGATAATGATTGGTTTGTTTTGGAAAATAAAATCATCAGATTCATTAGATCCAACCATTCCGTTTACACCTTTTGCAAATTCAGAACCATAGATAAAAATATCACATGATACACCTGCCGCCATTGTTTGACCTGCACCTTCGTAGTAAGCGATTGTTACAACATTAGGAGCAGCTGCCGTTGGAGCTACAGTAATAATACCCTTGTTCTGTAATGTAGAACCAGCTGTATTATCTGAAACCATAACCGTTTGACCTGCTCTAAAAGCTGCTTGCGTATTATTTAACGCTGGGTTAAAGTTTGTTAGGTTATTTGGAATAGTCCAAACAGCCGAATCAGCACCTGCCGCAGCAGCAGAAGTAACTGCTTGATACTTAGTGTGTAATCTTCCTTGTTCTGCCCATTTGATAAGGTCAGAAGTAGAAGGCATTTCAGCGCCAACCATTCTTAAAAATGATGCTACTGATCTGTTTCCATAACGCTCAAATTCCTTTTCATAAGTATCTGGAAGATACTGATTTAAGAAATCAAAGTTGTTTATGTAATTTGTTGACAAAGGAGTTTGTTGCGCACTTGGCTGCAAGTCAAATCCTGGAGTTACATTTACTGCCATAATTTTAATTTTTTTTAATGTTTAACTTTTTTTAATACTTCTAATTTTGAGTCCTCGTCCGTTATCACTACTTGGATTTACAGGCCTTATAGATATTCCATTTTTGGATACCGTTTGTGACTGCTGTCTAACATCCATATTGATGTTTTTAGATTTCCTGTTAGAGTTATCTAAAGCTGAAGCAACCCCTTGGTCGTAAAAGTGTTTAGCAAATTTATCAGGATTCATAGCAACCGATAAGGCTTTATGGTATCCTGTCGCGTCATCAATTAAACCATCCTTGTCCATGAATTTGTTAATGAAATTATTAACATCAGATTGAACATTTTTAAGTTCGCTTGCATCGCCCGACTTAAAAGTAATATTTTTTTCACCAACTGAGAAATCAAAACCTTTGAATTCATTGTTAAAAACCGACTCGGTTTTGTCTAAGAAATAATCATACTTTTTAGAATTTTGCTCTGTAATACTTTTCGATTCCTCGATTGACTTTTTGTAAGCTATTAAATTTTCTTCTTGATCTCCGGATAATCCATTCCCACTTGACTCAAGAGGAATTTTGTATTTATCTTTTTGTTCATTTAAAAACGTTTTAGCTTTCGAAAGTTCTCTTTTTTTCGCTAATTTTATTTTTCTAACATCCTTTTCATCATCTAAATCTTCATCGTATGAAAATTTATCTTCAATAATGTCTTGAATATCTTCCGAGTCTAAACCTTCTTCAGTCGCCTCATAATAATTAGCAAGTACAGCATTGTCTTCCATGTTATCAATGTCTTTTTGTAATTCGTAAAAGTCATTAATGCCACGACCAGTTTCCTGCTTGTACTTTAAATACTTAGACACATCTTCTGGTAACTCAGTATTTGCCTTTTTTTCCGCAAATAATTCGTCAATAGAATTAATATCTTTATCGTATCTTTTCTTTATATATGAAATAACATCATCATCATTAAATTCTGGTAATGTTGTTTCATCTTTTTTTGTTTCATCCTTTTTTGCTTCATCAACTAATGTTTCTTCGGTAGATGAATTTTCGCTTTTACTAAAATCAATACGTTCAATTCCGTCTGAAGATTCTTTATACTGCTCTTCATGTTCTTTTAATAAAGTTTCCTCTACCTGCGCTCTTGATTTCTCTTCGACATTTTCGTCAACTAATTTTACTATCATTTAATTTGATTTTTACAAAGTTAATACTTATTTTATTATTTATCTGGGGTCAAATTCCGCAAGATCAAAACCATCAAGACTGTCCTCATTAGACTCAAAATTTATTGAAGGCAAATCTCTTTTTTTCTGCTCAATCATTTTTGAAGTCTGCGTTGACTGTTGATTAATTCTATTGCTTTTAGCATCATCCCTATTGTCTTCTCTTGACTGTATACTTTCTTGTTCCACTCCTTTTAATGACATCTGCATTTCAAATTCAGTCTGCATTAACTCTTGTTTTAATTGAGCTTCCATCTGTAATTTCTGAATATCGAAAGCAACTTCTGCTTCTTTCACAGCAATCTTAGACTGTGTTTCCGCTTGATTTGTTTGCATAGCTAACTGAGCAGCAGCCTGTTGCGCTTGCATTTGCATTTGCGCCTGCATTTGCTGTTGTTGCATTTGCTGTTGTTGTTCAGCCTTTTGTTTAGCTTTTCTTTTTACTTTAAGTAATTGATTAGCCATTTTTAAATTAGCAATCTCCCTTATGTCAATAGCATCTTCAAGATTAATATCTTGCTTTGAAAGAGCCATCTGTATGTTTTGCTCTAACATAGCTTTTTCCTCCTCATCTGGAGCCATCTCTATAAAAATACCAAAGTCATAAA